CTGGGTGTCTTTAGCGTTTTAGGAACTGAGACAACCTTAACGGGTATCTCAGAACCGGGTTCGAGGATGTCGATCTCGTGTAACTGGTCATAGAAACGCCAGTTAGGAAGGAGAAACTCCCCAGCGGGGAGAATTTCTTCCAGACGAGCGGGCCATGTCCGCTGATTCCACTTTTGGTTTCCCAAAAGTCTGTCAGCGGTAACACCAGGCCCATGCTTTGGCGAGAGTTCGAGGTTGTAGATTTTATGGTCTACTTCCGAGAACACCTTGCTATAAAGCATGTCCGACATAGACTTAAATCTCTCCAGAAACTGAGGAGAGACGGTCTTGTCGAACTCTTTGACATCCTGCTCACACTTGATGTACCCACGCATAGCATTTCTTTGTCGTGCACTTGTGCACTTCAAAGAAATCTTACCAAACATCAACGTAAGTTGACGGATGGCAAGAATTGAATCTATGCAGGGATCATCAAGTAACGATCCACTGTGCGTATCGAACACACGTCCGAGGTAACCTCCCAGTAGTAGGGGGAGGGGTCCTCCACTCCGCCGGTTCTTTCGAAAGCCGGGGAAGTGATGCGGGCACACCTGTTTCTGGTCTAGGCATTTCTCAAACGCCTTACCATACTCGGGTAGGCATATCGTAAGAAACGATATACCCTCGTGTTCAGTACGCGCCATGACAGTTTTAATGTCATGGGTGGCGCTAGTGCAACATCTGCTGGCCGATTCATTGGCCAGCTCTTTCCAGAGTCGCAACAGGCTTTTCATTGATCCCTCCTTAAATAGAGGTGGTCAATCCTGGCCTGATGCCACAGGCAATCGATAATAGAACCGATACCAAACGGACGCGCCTAACTGTTTAAAGGTTTGCGCGCTACCCGTTATGGTTGAGGTTCTAGCAATTTGCCACAAAAATCAACAACTGTGTTGAGAGTTGTGTTATCGAGGACCAAAGAGAGAGCAAGGAGTACCAAGCCCACGAAGGCGACGACATGTTTCCGATTTATCGAAAACGTGAACATCCCCGACACGGTCAAGGTATTTTCCTTAACCCGCTCTTTCTTAGGACTCACCAGCAAGAAGCTTGCTGATGAGGAGATCCGAAGACGCGGAAAACTGGGTCTTGAACCCGGTGTAAACCGCAAGTGCCTCGGTAGCCGTATAGCCAACGACGGGTACGTCAAAGACCATGTAGTTTGACATGGACACCTTGACGTTCGTCGCCGGCAAAAACGGATCTGCCGAGATCTTCGAATGGTCCAGCCTCAAGACTCGGCGAACCCTACGCCCGTAGGCGTGGGATGCGCTGAGCTTGATTAGGCCGTCCGCACTCGTGTAGTCATTCCCATCCGCCTTCGTACTCGTACGAGGCAGTGGGGTAGTGACCGCCGAGATTGTGACGGTCTGTGGGTCTGCGTATGACATCTGGCGTACTCCTTTTCTGCATGCCCAAAGGACATGCGGTGTTTGACGCGTGCGTTACGCACACTTCAGCTCCGAGATAGTCCCAAAGCTGCAGCGATGGCGACCTGGAGCGGTGACAAGCCGTCCCAGGTAATGCCAAATCCAAAGGGGTTAGCTCCGACTCTCTGCTTCGTCACAGTGACGAATTCGATAGCGGATGGCGTTGGTTTACCAGGAATCCTGGTAATCGGCTGCCAGCTATAGCGTACTTTGTCGATGGTGGTTTCCATCATGTACCCATAGCGCATAACCAGACCGTCAAGGGCCCAATCCGAGAGATTAGATATAACATCTCCCGTATTGGAAAACCAATCGACGGCCCAACTCCAGGGAGCAAGGTTCCAGACAGTTTCTGGGGTAAGTTCGAGGCCAAGCACCTGCTTGGCTTTCAGTGCGATATCCGGATCACCAATGACGTTAGTCAAAGACGTCGGAAGATGATACGTAAACGCACCTGAGAACCACCGAGACTTGGTAACAGACCGAGTCTCAACCGTTTTCCCTGTCCCCATACTGAAGAGTAGCTTACTAGCGGGCGGACTCAGGTAACCATATCCTGAATTCGGTCCCTCGTAAGAAATCTCAGTATGGGATTTCTCTGTCGGAAAGCTGAAACCGCGCCTTACCTGGCGCCCAGCGTCACGCACATACTGGTCAACGACCGTTTGTGCATGAGTTATCCCATATGCAATAGAACGCATATCGGATATCATGGGTAGCCAGCCAAACTCGACATTCAGGAACTCTCCTCCCGCATTGCGGGCGGATAAGGTCCTGTCTTTCCAAAGAGTGTGGCCTGCCAACTTGGGCAGACCTTCTCTAAGGATTTCGCCGAGAAAGGTAGAGGTGTCGGCAACAGCATTGGTCGGTTTACAGATGGCAATAGCCGTAGCTCCCTTCTCTTCCAACACCTCTCGCGAGGAGTAAGAAGAAGCGGGGAACATATTGCTAGAACCACTGTTAACCGGTATGGGAAAATAGCGACCGTTGAAATCAACGGCTGCTTTGGAGGAAGGACCTTCCGGTCCTTCATATTTCTCAACCCATCGTGCGTGAGTTTGCCTGTCAAGGCCTTTCACGTACGAACGTTGGGTAAAGAATTCTCCACCCACATCACCACTCGGGCGGTGTTTCCGCTTAAAGGGGTGACCTTCGCTCCGCGTAATTTGCGGAGCCATGAGTGCAAACGAATCGACTTTAGAGGTAGACTCATTTCCGAAGAAATCAGTCCCTCGAGCTATAGCTTCCGGACATCGGAAGCTAAGCATTCGTCTTTTAGTTTGCAGCATGCGACAGAACACTCCTCTGGATAGAAAATCCCCTTACGGGGATAGTGTATTGCACTGCGTCGGTGGCGCCCGCTAGGG